CTTCCATCAATCTCTACGCTTTCAACAGCAACGGAAACAAGGGTATCGCCTGTGGACTTAACAATCTCCAGAAGATTAGAGATGGTGAACCCCTCGGTGGGAAATCTAGAGCTGAGGATGATTTCGCATCTGATGAAGAAGATGATTTCCTTGAATAATCAAATGTAACAACGACAACCAAGCAGGCGGTGGTAATACTGCTGCCGCCTGTGACAATCTTAGAAAGTAGGTAAAATATTATGACTATGGATTCTATTAATGAAATATTAGATGCTATTATCCGCGGATCCCTTTTAGGCCTCTTAGCTGGCTTCTGGTTAATGGGACTTGCTGCAATCTGGAAGTGGTTCCTGGGTGTTGCAAAACGTTTCCTTCACTGGCTTTTCCCAAAAGCAAAATGGTTCCAGCCAAAAGAACAGACCCCAAAAGGAAACTAAAATCAAGGCGGCAGTACTCCCCGGTGCTGCTGCCCTTTTTGTAAAGGAATGAGATTATGATAAAAGAAATGTCAATTGATTTAGAGACCTACAGCGATGTTGATATCTCCAAATGTGGAGCCTATAAATACGCTGAGTCTGATAATTTTGAAATACTACTGTTTGGCGTATCTATTGATGGTGGTGAAGTACAGGTATTTGACCTTGCCTGTGGCGATACCATTCCCGATGATATCCTTACAGCATTATCTGATGATACAGTTACAAAGTGGGCTTTCAATGCCAATTTTGAAAGAATCTGTTTATCCAACTGTGATTATTCCGGGGCTCTCTGAGCCACCTGTCCGGACTTTGAGAGCCACCATTCCGGAGAATGAGAGCCATATATTCCGGTAATTCAGAGCCACAGTATTGGGCTCTATTACATATATTTCCTTTATACTGTAAATACACACCTTTGGTGTGAATACAGATAAAGGAGGTCGTAAGTTATGACCAAGTATCGTGAAATCCT